TGGCTTAATAATTTGTTATCTGCCATGTTGTGTTCTCCTTAAGATTATGGTATTAGGCTGTAGTGTTATTTACTACGTAGATTAAAAAACTCCGTTAAATGGTACTTTTTTGAACAATTTGATCGGAATATATAGTGTTCGGAAATCTTTTTCCAAAGTCTTCCACACTGATATGGCTTAGGTTAGCTAGATTCGGACCTAGCTTATCTGGAATAAAGGCCCCAGGTTCTATAACTCTAAAGAATTTGATATGTCTAAATTCTTTAATTACTTTTTCAGTTTGACTCAGCCAATTACCGTGATAAGTCGCTGAATCTGTTGATTTTTTGTAGTTGAATGTATCTGCATATACATTGTTAAATTTACCGTTCAATCCTTGATAATCAAACCCCAATATGTAGATTTCGCTGGCTCCTTGACTGGCTGAAAACCACAGTGCTGTTGGTCCTGAGCTCCATCCTTTGTGCGGGCTAAAAAAATTAATTCTGTCTTTGTTAGTAATACCTTTGTTAGGATTAGTCCATACTTCGTGCTGCTTATGATATCCAGCAGCTATGATTTCATTGACCATTTTAACATCTACAGATACAAGATAGTGCGGTGCAAATTCTCTATACTGAGCATTGCAGCCATACACTGTGCCTATAGACAACAATCTCTCACAGTCTATATTCAGTCGGCTTCTGCCGTTACCTAGCACAAAAGATACTGGTGATGAATTTTTAGGTCTTTTAACTATATCTATTCTGGGTTCAAGATTCAAGGGCGGCGGTTGAATCACGGGTAACGGTATTACCTGATCGGGATTTTTTCTTTGAGCTTTCAGTGCCTTGGCTAGAGCTTTCTCGGCTTTACGCTGCTGCTTCTGTAGGTTCAATTGGGGTTCCGTACATTTGTTGTATAAAACCCAGCTCGGATTGAGATTCTGCTTCGTGTGCTTCTGCCTGCAGTCTCAATTGATTGATCTGACGTAGCGTTAAGCGTATTTTACGAGTATCACCTTTTTTAACCACTGATGAATCTTTACTGTTGTCGTAGCGACGATCAACTGCAAAGTCGTTGGTGTTATCGTTGAAATAAATGAATTCTCTTAGAAGCATAATGTATTTATTACTGAGCTGGTACTTCTGCAGATGCTGTATCACCTTCTGCGCCTGTGGCACCTGCCTCAGCCGCAGCGGCCATGTCTTCCGGCGCTTCTGCTGTTTGAGCCCCTAAATCTGCGGCCATGCCACCTGGGGTAATACCTGCTGATCTCATTTCTGCAGCAGAATCTGTTGTTGGTGCAAGTCTCGCACCTTGTTCTTCTCTCCACATTCTTTCGTTTTCTGTGATCTCTTCCTGTGACATACCTAGGAATCGTTTCATAGCAAAGCGTTTGCTCATGTGTGGAATTTCTTGTAGCTGTGCAAATGTAGCTGCACGAGCGGTGTCTAGTTCTGATTGGCGATAAGCAGCGAAGTTCTGTGGAGCATTAAATTTCAATTCAAATATTCCGCTGTCAATGTTGATACCTTCTGATTGCATCCACAGTTTAAATTCTAGATCAAATGTTTCAACGATCATAGACTGTAAGCGTTCGCAGTATTTGTTGAAGCGCAGTTCTTGAATATAAGCTGTGCCTACTTTGCCATCTGCTACTGTGTTTGAAGCATCATCTACTGAAGTTGGTAAGTATGAACTTGGTATTCTCAACGCACGGAATAGTTTGTTGGTAAAGTAACGTAGGTCTGTGATTTCACCTAGGTTAGTACCGCCTGGCAGTGTTTCAACTTTTGAACCGCGACCTTCTGCAGTCTGCGGAAAGAAGTAGTCTTCATTTACGCTTAGAGGATTGTATGATGCATCAAGTACATTAGCACCGCCGCCTGTGGCTGACGGAATACGACGTTGTTGGATTTCATTCTTAACTCTTTCCACAAACGCCATGGCCATGTGTGCTGGCATATTACCTACGTCAACGTAAAATATACGTCTTTCTGGAGCACGTTGTATACGATAGATAATGATAGCATCTTCAAGCAATTCTTTTTGTTTGTATACTTTGAACACACTTTCCAGTAATGAATTACCAAAAGGATAGTTGTTGTCTAGGCCTTCTGACAGTGAAATATGCACAACGTTTTTGGCATCTATAGTAACTTCGTTAGTGGCATTTTGAAATCTTGTACCAGGTGTTTGTGCTGCTGCGCCCACCATGCCACGACCAAATCCGCCACCTGTGGTATAGGAACTTGTGCCGCTTGGTGCTGTGTTTGTGGTACCATGTGGAGTTACTGCGATCATTTCTTTGAAATTGAAATTGATATCTTTGATCACATACTGTTCTGGGACTTTGCCTTCACTTTCATTGACAATAATTTTGGTTACTTTAGCAGCATCTACGAACAACCATTTTTTAGTCTGTGGATCTCTAACAAAAAAGCAATCTCCGTATTTGAAAGCATTGCGTACTATACGGAAAATTCTAGTTTCAAATTGTTGTTGTTTAGTCCATTTTTGCAGTGCGTCTTTGATCAACTTGACTTCTGTTGATGTGGCTTGACCGCGATAGTGTGTATGGAATGGAGTGGTATTTTCTTTGTCTTTTTGTGTGCAGAATTCTGCTAGAATATCTAGAGCAGCATTAACTTCTGAGTCCATATCCATGGTATCATACTGCATGTAGCGTTCAATTCTATTTGGAGCTCCTGCATATACATCTGGCAAGTAGCTGGAATAATTAGAACGTGCAGGACCGGGACGGCCACCGCCTCCCGATATTGGACTGTATCCAGTATCTCTATTGTTAACGCTCACTGGTGTGAAGTATTTTTTCCAACTCATCCTGTTATCCTATTATAATCACATCTTGTACAGATTACCAGATAGACCTTTAACTGCACCAATTTGTTCGTAGGTATTTGTGGTAGTCTGTGCTGTGAATTTAATCAACTGATCCATCTTAGTATTTAAGCTAGCGAGTAACGATGCCGGGGATTCTTGAGTAGGGGTACCTGCTCCTACAGCGGGATTGCCTTTTTTGGCTTCTTCTGTTTTCTTTTGTTCTTCTTCGGCTTTTTTAATTGCACCTTCTTTGGTTGCTTGAGATTCTGCAACCATGCTCGCTTTATTTGTTTCAGCGACATTGGTTGTTGCTGGTTTATCTTTAATATATGCACTGCCTTGTTGTTTGGCGAAATCTAGTAATAGATCATTCTCGTTGGCATTAAGATTTAGTTTTTTCTCTTGCTCTTCTGCTTGTTTTTTATTGTTTGCTTCCAACCCTGCGGCATTTTTTTGACCTTCTTTAATATTTTTAATATCGAGTGCATTTTTTGTATCTGCTGCTTTTTGTTCTTTTTCTGCAGCCTTCTCTCTATTGGCTTTCATTCTGTCAGCCATGCCTTTTTCCAATGCTTCACGCTCGTCTGTGGTTTTTTTAATTTTCTCTGCTTGTTCTTCGGCTAGGTCTTTATATTTGTCCCCAGGTGTAATCTTGTCCATAATCTTGTAAAATAGCAGCACAAGATTTTGACCAAACTCTTCTAGATAACTCCAGAGCCATTTAAATCCATCACCAACGACCTGAAGGTCTCCACCAAAATGTTTAAACAACAATGCTAATCCAACTAGGCCTGCTGTCACAGCTAGTGCAATAGCTAAAAAAGGCAGCATAGCTACATTTAATCCTAAGAATCCTGCGATAGCTCCCAGAACTCCCAGAGTTTGCACACTGGTTGCTGCGGCATTAGCTAAGATTATTGCGGTTGACACTGCTTTGGCTGCGGCAAACGCTGCCATACCTATTCCTAATCCTACTAGTATCGGTGTTAAATTGTCAAAGATAAATTCGCCAATGCTAATCAACGGAGGCAAAATTGCTTCACCTACTGCTACAAATATAGGCAACAGATTGTTTATGGCTTCTGTAACTCCTGGTATCACATAAGCTACAAAAAATGCTGCTAGCTCTTGGAACGCTGGGTACACTTTATCAGCAATAAAATTGCCCATGCCTTCAAATGCAGGTTGTAAGGTGTTTATTAATATTCCACCGATGGTTGTTACAATGCCTGCTAATAAAAAGAATCCTGGGACTACTGATGTCTGCACAAAGGTCGCTACCATGCCAAATGTTTTCATCAGTAGATCTAATAGTCCACTGTTTACTAGAGCCATTTGGAATCCGTTACTAAATTTTGCCAATGTCTGTTGAGCTTCCTGCATGCGTTTGTTCATTGCATCAGTTTCTTCTTGGGCTTTGAGTTGTGCTTTTTGAGCATCTGTTAATGCGTCTTTGTTCATGCCTGCCGCCATATTAATCTGCCCATACGTACCTGCTAATTCTTTGTTGTACATACCAACAGATCGCATTTCTGCTTTTTTCTGCTTGCCTTCTTG